ATTAGAGGGACACAAACAAACGACAGTGCGGCTGCAGGATATGTTGGAGAGGACATATCATCTACGGGTAGCGGGGCTTTTCCTACAAGCTCAACATTTGGAGACTGTACAAGCATTTCTCTTACTGCTGGTGATTGGGATGTCTCGGCTGTTTTAGATGCTGAGGCAACAGCCGGAAGTACAGTTCCGAGGATTCAGTTTGGTATTGGTACTGCGTCTGGAACAGCTACGACTGGACTGGTTTATGGTGATACAAGAATTGAATCTGTGGGTCCTGTTACAACTGTAAACGATCAGGGATTGTCAATTCCTGCAGCAAGAAAATCAATCTCTGGAACAACAACTTACTACGCAAAAATATTTGCTACATGGACAGTGTCGGCGCCCAATTATACATGCAGGCTTTCAGCAAGGAGAATGCGATGAGTTTAAATTACGAATTAGAAAAAGAATCTGGAGTGAAGATAGCACACTGGGAAGTTGGAGAAATCAAAGTCAGCATTCTTACTGGAAAAGTAGAAGTTCAATTTCTTGGATTCGTTTCTCAAGAGTTAAAGAACGAAGGAAAAGGCGCAGAGATCATTCACTATGTTAACTTTGTAATGAACAAGGAAGATGAGAAACTCACTTCTTTCTTTAACGAGATGCTTCCGCTTCTGGAGGCCAAGTTCTTAGAAGATAAGGGTCAGGCCTAAAATGAGACTCACAGAGAATTCGACAATCACGGTCGGATTTCTGATCACAGTGATGACGGGACTTGTATATTCAGTTTGGGTTGTTGCAGGACTTGCCACCACAGTTCAAGCGCATGAAAGAAAAGTCGAAAAGATCGAGCAAATGTCTGAAGACATCTCGGACATTAAGGGCGACGTGAAGGTGCTGCTTGAACGAACGGGCAAATAGACCTTATGCACTCATTGATAATTACGATGGGTGGTCTATTCTGTACGCAAAAGCGGAAGAGAACGGACAGTTCTTTTTCCCGGAGAGATTAAACGCCGAGTTTCTGCTTAAGGCGAAGAAGACCATGGGCTCTCAGATCTATGCGAATCAGTATTTAAATGAAGTGTTCCCGGAAGAAGATCGAAAATTTAGAAAGGAATGGTTTCAGTATTATGATCAAAGGCCTAATGATACGCTTACGTTCTGCTTCATTGATCCAGCAATTAGCAAAAAAGAGAGATCTGATTACACTGGAATTGTCGTTATTGATGTTGATTATCATGGCGATTGGTATGTTCGAATGGCTCGACGAGAGCGCATCACGCCAACTGAAACCATCAAGCTCATCTTCGATCTTCACCGAGAGTTTAAACCCAAAGTCATCGGAATAGAATCGCAGGCCTATCAAGAGGCCATTCTCTACTTCTTAGCTGAAGAAATGCGTAAAACACAGACCATGATCCCGGTCCATGGCGTGAAGCGCTTGAGTGGAACTGATAATTTTTCAAAAGTGATGCGTATTTTAGCTTTACAACCCCGCTTTGAGTGGGGTCGAATAAAACTTACACGAGGAATGGAAGATTTAGAGACGGAGCTTTTAAAGTTTCCTAGAGGCACCAACGACGATATCGCTGATGCCTTAGCCTCGATTGAAGAGTTTGTTTATTACCCACAAGCCCCACGGAAGGATACACAGAATGTCAACCCACATTCCGCCGAATTCGAAAAACGAATCATCCAAGACCTCATCAAACGTCAAAACGAGTCCAACGGATACTAGTGGTGTCACTGGTTACCGACAAGCCGGCTCTGGACCTCCTCCTGATTTGCAACAAATGAATCAGTTTCAGCCATCACAAGCCATGGCGCCAAACGATGGTCAGCGCATGGATTTTATGATGGAAGTTTTTAAGGCCCGAGGTCGAGGTGTAAAACAATTAGAGCTTCCAATTGATGTGATTAAAACCGTGATGGGCGAGAATTTTGAAGAAGCCAGTTTTAATTACCAGGACATGGAAATATTTGTTGAAGGCAAGATGGTTTCAGAGCTTAAAAAGCGAGAAAAAACAGTACAAGAAATTTGCTTTCCAAGAGGATAATCCCTTATGCTGGAATGGATAACAGTTCTTTTGATACTCGTGGTTGTTGCGCAACAGGTATATTGGTCATGGATGACACAAGTGCTTGTGAACAAGTTGATGTCCGGAAACTATGGCTCATATGTTCAAGCGAAAACAATGGAATCTCGAGTTAGGCGCGATGAAAGAGGCAACCCGCTCGGCCCCGGCTTCGATGTGAAGCTGCCTAGCGATGAGGAGTTAGAAGGTCAGAGAGTTCTTGCTGAACTTAATGCCATGATTCCTCGCTAACCTTTTTCAGGAGTGAAATGGATTTTTTAAAAAGAGCCATGGACGCGCTCGGCAAGAATCAAAAGAACAGTTTAAATCCAGAGAATAATCAACTGGGCGAAGGTCTCGCTGACATTAAATATCAGTCGGACCAGCCTGAAGACGAGACAAAGCTCTGCACTTACATTAAAGGTTTTGTTGATGAAGTGAGAAACACCGGGTCCAGAACAGCCCATGAGGGAATCTGGATGACCAATTATGCCTATATGCTGGGCTTTGATGGGGTTTACTATGACACCGGAGCAAGACAATATCGACCTGTTAATGGGAATAGCTTCGGTGGACTTCGAAGAGACCGGGTGCATTGTAATAAAATATTACCCACAGTTCAAAGAAGACAAGCCCGGCTTTGTAAAAATAGACCGAAGTACGAGATCCGTCCTGATTCAGCTACTGAAAAAGCTCGTGCGCAGGCAAGGCTTGAACTTAATCTTCTCGAGTACTACCACGACAAAAACCAATTAGACGCTAAACGCCTTCTCATGACCACTGGTCTACAGCAATGCGGTCACTACTTTATGAAGGTGCGCTGGGATGGCTGTGCGGGCCGTAGGATGAAGAGCCCGACAGGGGAATACGAATACGAGGGTGATCTAAAGATTGACCTTGTGAGCCCCTTTGAGGTGTTTGTAGACCCTATTGCGACAACTCTCGAAGACGCACAGAAGATGTGTCAGGCAAAGGTGAGAAAGCTCGAGTATTTCCGCAAAACTTATAAACGCGGATATTTAGTAAAAGAAGAAAACGCATGGCTCTTATCGGCGCAGTACGAAATGCGCATTCAATCTATGGTGTCGGGTGGTCCTGGGCAGACTGGGATTCAAACGGCAGAGAAAGATACCGCGATTGAGCTTGCTTATTACGAGCGCCCTACAAAGAAATATCCAAACGGACGCCTTTGCATCACAGCAAATGGTGTTCTACTTCATGATGATGAGCTTCCGGTGGGTGAATTCCCGTTTGTGAAATTTGATGACATCTCGATTGCTGGAAAATTCTATCCTGAAGCGATTGTGACGCATTTGCGTCCTATTCAAGACCAATATAACCGTACAATTTCTAAACGTGCGCGCTGGCTCAACATTCTTTTAGCTGGAAAGTACCTTGCGGCCCGAGGCGCAGGGATGAGTCAAGAAGCGATGACCGATCAATCAGGTGAAATCGTCTGGTATGACGTGGTTCCGAATGCACCAAATGGTGGCGCACCGATGGCAATGAACATTCCGGTGATTCCTGCTTACGCTTACACCGAAGAAGATAAATTAAACCAAATGTTTTACGACATTGCTGGAGATTCTGATATTTCTCGAGGGATTTTACCAGCAGCGGGCATTCCTGCAATCGGTATGCAACTTCTTCTCGAGCAAGATGAGACGAGAATCGGCGCAACCACAGAGCAACATGAGCATGCAATTGCAGAGCTTGGTCGAATTGAACTTAAATATTTAGAAAAGTTCGCTCTCACTGAGAGACTCATGAAGATCTCAGATCCAAACTCACAATATGACGTGGTGAAGTGGGATGGATCTATGCTTAAGTCAGAACATGACGTCATTGTCATCAGAGGATCTCTTGCACCAGCGTCTCGAGCGACAAATCGCAATGACATTATGAATTTATATCAAGCGGGCCTCCTCGGTGATCCAAATGATCCAGCAGTTAAGAGTAAAACTCTTGAGCGACTCGAATTCGGAGACACTTCGGATATCTGGAACGAAAGAGCTCTTGATGAGCAGCAAATCAATAAAACAATCAAGCAAATCGAAGCCGAAATCATTCCAGAAGTGAACGAAGCCGATAATCATGTGCTTCATTACAAGAAAAAGAACGATTACAGAAAATCAGAGAAGTTCGATCTCATGACAGAGCGTGCGCAAGCGATCTTAGAGGCAAATATGGAAGAGCATATGGCTTATTTGCAGAAACTCACCTCTCCACAATTTGGATTGCCAGTTGAAGACGAGGCCGGAGCTGAAGATGCTGCGGGACAGATGGAAGGTCAGACGCGCACTGAGGCCGAGCTTAATGACCGCTTAGATTCGCAAATGGAAGCCGAAGGAATTGAGGGTGTTCCTATTGATGATCCAAATGCAAACCCAGAAGTAAACTCAGAGATGATAACAGAAGGATAAAAAACTATGAATGCAATGAAGTCCGCCATTATGAAAAGACGAAGCCGATATTCTCCAGAGATGGAAGAAGATGCTGACATTGGCTTAGGAGTCACGGATGAAATGGAACAAGAAGAGCTCGACAACGAAGGCGAAACAGGCCTTGCGCCGCTCCGAGCAGAATCAGAAGACGAAAATAGCGTTGAAGTTGAAGAAGAGGGTGAAGACAAAACTCTCGAGAGCCCAGAAGAAGATGTTCTAGATTCCGGTGGCCCAAATATGGATGAGGGCGGCGGATCTATGGGCGAAGGTGATGTGATCTTGGAAGATGGCCAGAAGAGCGGTCTCTCAGCCGAGCAGCTTTCAGACATTGCCGATGATCTGTTAAAGGGCCTGAACCCCGATAAGCTCGGGATCATGGGTCGTGCAGCGCTTAAAATGCGCGAAGCAAGTAAGAAATAAAAAGAGACTTATCACTCGGGAAATGGATTTCCGAACAAGAGTTGTCTCAAGGATGAAACCATATGAGCGAATTTTTCAATACTCCCGAGGCGATGAGCCAGGGAACTGAACAACCGCAAACACAAGATACGAACCAAGGACAGGCTCCATCAAGCCCTACTCCGCAAAATCAACAGGCCCCGACTCCTGCTGAGATTACGGCATTAGAAAAGCTTGAGAAGTTTAAGTTCAAGGATCGTGAATATACTCCGCAGGCATTAGAGAAAGAATTGATGCTCCGGTCTGATTATACAAAGAAAACGCAAGCTCTCTCGAAAGTGAAGAGTTACTACGATTCTTTGGATGCAGACCTTGAAGACGTGAAGTCAAACCCTCATTTAGCCGATGAGTTTCGTCGTCTTTATCCGAAGGAGTTTCATGGATTTCTCAGACATGTTTTGAAGGAGGAAGCTCAAAGTCAGCAGGGTCAACAGTCTTCTCAGCAGAAGGCCGCAGAACTTCCACGCGAGTACCAACAAAAGTTTCAGCGTCTTGAGCAATATGTTCAAGAACAAGAGACTGCGAAGTACGAGGCGCAGCTAGATAATACGATTTCTAAGCTGAGTGCAAAATATCCTGAGGGGAACGAGGAACTCGTTCTTGCCCGTGCTCAGGCATTTCTAGACAACGCGCCCAAGGGAACGGAGATCTCAGAACAACAGTGGGAAAAGATGTGGAAACAATCGCATGATCAAGCGATCGAGAGAGATAAATCGAAACAACAAGCAATTTTTAATAAACAGAAAACGGCAAATCAAGGGGCCCGCGATATGGGTGCGGGTGCTTCGGCAAGTGCGGGGCAAGCTCCAGCCAAAATGCGGCTCAAGGATGTAGCCGACCATTATTTAAAACAAGGAAGGTAATGTAACATGCCAAATTCATATCAAAATACCACGAGCGGCTTAGCCGAGCTCAAGAACTGGTACCAGGGTCCTATCGTGGATCAGTTCAATGAGGATACGCCGATTTACCGTGGAGCAGAAAAAGGAAAGCACGCATGGAGTGGACAACAAGTTGTTCGTCCGTTGCGCGTTCGCAGAAACCAAGGAATCGGAGCGACCTCAGATGGTGGAGTTCTACCACAAATTGGTCGTCAAACGACAATCCAAGCTCTCATCCAAGCGAAGTACAACTATCTTCGTTTCGGTGTAACGGGCCCAATGATCAAGGCGTCAGTATCTGATAAAGGATCTTTTGTTCGCTCTGCAGCTTACGAGCTTCAAGAGGGTTACAAGGATTTGCAATCAGACGTGAATCGTCAGCTTTCTTGGGATGGTTCGGGAACACTTGCAAAAGTGAACACGACTGCGGTGGCTTCAACCACTCTCATCATCAAGGGACGAGAAACAACTGAAGCAGCTCTTAAATTCGTAGACGTCGGTCTCGCATTTGACCTTTATTCTGGAAGCACGCTTGTGCAAGCCGGTGTAACGGTTGTTGCGGTGGCTTCTGGTACTGCGACTTCAACGACTGCGACTTTGACGGTATCTCCTGCAGTTTCTGCAGCTGCTGATGTCACTCTCGTGCGCGCTGGATCTTACGGTTACGAAATCCAAGGGATGCTTACACAGCTCGATGGTTTAACTACAACTGTATTTAACATCGACCGCTCTTTGTATCCACAAACTCAAGGTAACGTGATCGACCTTTCTGGTGGTCAGTTGAACCTTGATAAGATGCAACAGGCGTACAACGAGAGTTTGCGACGTGGTGGTGGAAAGCTTTCAGCAATCTACTGCGATTTCGATTCTCTTCGTATGTATCAGAAGTTGTTAACGGCTGATAAACGTTATGTGAATTCAATCAAAGGTGACGGCGGATTTGCAGCGAAAGATAAGTTTTATCTTGAGTTCAACTCGATCGCCATTGTTCCAGATAAAGATTGCCCGACACGATTCTTCTTCTTACCAGAGAACGTAATCACAAAATACGTTTTGGCAGAGATGGAATTCACAGACGAGCAAGGAACAATGTACATTGCGCAGCCTGAGACAGACGCATTTGAAACTCGCGTCAGACTCTTTGCAAACTTGTTCAATGAGCAAGCTTCTGCGACGTCACTTCTTAAGAACTACATTTCACCATAAGGATTTTATGACTCGGGAACAGCGTTACACACATGAGCTAAAACTTTACGATCGTAATCTTTTTTGCCGCAAAGAAGCTGATGGATATTACAAAATATTCCAGAAGACCAAGCGCGTGATTTATTACGACGTCGATGGTGCTCACATGGGTTTCGTTGTTCCTGAGGAAAAGTTCATTTGTCCTTTAAGCGAAGATTGGAGCATGCGCAGTAAGCCTGTGGAATGGGGACTTCTGCCACTCATGCAAAAGATCCGCTCAATGGATGCGATGAACAAAGATGCTGAAGTGTACAAATGGGAAGAGCAAGAGCGGAAATCGCAAGAAGAGAAAGACCGAAACCTCAAAAATGAGGCTGAAGCTTTCGCCTCTGACTTCCGTTCTGCATTCAAGAAAGAATTCGATTACACGTTAACTCACAATTTAGACAAAAAAGAAAAAACAAGGAGATTTTAAAATGCCAAATATTAATAGAACCGATGACGGCTCACAACAGGTAAAAACCGAGAGTCTTCGTCTTAGCTCAGCTGTCGCAGCTTCTGCTGGAATTGCTTACAACCTTTTCCACGCCCCATGGCCTTGCACTTTGCGCGGCGTTTATGTCGCAGCAACTGGCTTGTCTGGAGCGCCATCAGCGAACATCGACATCTTGCGCTTTAACGGCACAGGTGGAACCACGTTGATCGCAAAAGTGGGCGCAACCATGACTATTCTAGCTTATGGTGCATCTAGCGCGATTCAGGGTTTCTCGATGGTTGCCACCGGATCTACTTTGCTCGCGATGCAAGCAGGCGATGTGGTCCAGTGGAATCAACAATTCTCTGGCGGTAACGTTGCTATGGGCGACGGAGTTGTCACTGTTGTTGTTCAACCGATCCAAGATATTCTGACTCAGTTCGGTGTCAGTTACTCAGGTACATAGTTTTTTTAGAAAGTTCCTTTCTATTGCCTCTTTAGAAAAACTTTCGGCGAGATCCAAAACGGATTTTGGGTCTCGCTTTTCTTTTTTTTCCATGATTAAATTAAAGAGCCTCCTTAATACAGGCATTACCGCATAATTGCAGAGGGCGAGGCGGAGGATTTAAGTTAGTGCTTCTTACTTTCTCTTCCTCGCTCACAGAACCTTTGACAACTTAGTTTCACTCCAGTGTAATTTATAAAAAACATGCATGGAGGCATAATGAAACGAACGCTCGCTCTCACTCTTATTGTGAGAAATGAAATCCATAATTTGCCAGATCTCTTCGAATCAATTAACGGATGCTTCGATAAAATCTATGTCACTGACACCGGATCTAATGATGGAACGGTTGAGTGGTTAGAAAACATGGGCTCTCGTTATGCCGGATGTCCGCTTGAAATATTCCATTTCGCTTGGATTTCAGACTTCGCGGCTGCAAGAAATCATAACCTTCCTCATATCAAAGAAGATTACTGGATGTGGATGGATGCTGATGATGAGCTCTTGAATCAGGATGGATTTAAGAGATGGAAGAAAGCCGTCATGCCATTATATTCATTTCATTCTGCCCCGTATAATTACGCTTACGACGAAGAGGGGAGTCTTGCGTGCTCCTTCGGACGAGAGAGAGTTTTCGAAACAAAGCGCGGATACAAGTTTCAAGAATTCATTCACGAAGGTGTCGTGCCTTTTAAAGATTCAACATGCACGATGACTCCGCTTTGGAGAGTAAGTCACCGCAGAACAATTGAAGAAGCGAAACAAAAACTCACTCGCAATATGTCGATCTTAGAGAAAAGGAAAGACAATCTTTCGCCACGTTTAGAAATGTACTTAGGAAAAGAATATTTTGATAACGACCGGCTCGAGGAGTGCGTGGCACTGTTGAAAAAAGTCATTCGGTATCCAGAGGAAGCTCTGGACTTAGGCGATAGGACTCTTGCTCATCAGTTTTTATGCCATGGTCTCTTAAGGCTCGGACGCTTTAAAGAGACGATTCAACACACACTTGCAGCATTGTACATGGACGGAAACCGGGCAGAGTTCTATTGCTTTTTAGGGGACGCTCATGCTGCAGAGGGAAGAATCGGAACAGCTATACCGTTCTACGAGGCGGCTCGAAACTGCTCTATGGCTCCTCCTGGTTTTAGCAAAGTTTTTAGCGCTCCTATATGTTATTTTGCACATCCAACGTTACGACTAGGCCAAATCTTTATCCAAATGGGAAATATGGATCGAGCCGTTCGTGAACTTAAACAGCTTCCTGGAAATGCAGAAGCAAAAGCCCTCCTCGATCACGCCGAAAGCATGCAAAAAGTCGCAGACACTTCAAAAGCGATTCCAAACGAAGACATTGTGATTACTTGCATGCCGTCGCCGTACTTATGGGATGAAGAAATTTACAAAGTGAAAGGTGTTGGTGGATCTGAAACTGCAGCTGTTGAGATGGCAAAGAATTTAGCCATTTTAACGAACAGAAAGGTCATTGTTTTCAATCACAGAGAAGAGCCGCTCCACATGGCCCATGGTGAGCAGGGCGTGCATTATAGGCCCAATCGCGAAGTCGCTGATTATTTTGTGAAGTGGAAACCAAAGATCCATATTGCTTGGCGCCATAACATGAAGATCACAGACGCAAAGACGTATCTGTGGTGTCACGACCTCATGACTCCGGGGGCAGATAATCACAGCGTTTATGACAAGATCATTTGTTTATCGGAGTTTCATAAGAACTATGTCCAAGGAATGCAGGGGATTCCAGAAGAAAAGATCTGGGTTTCGAGGAACGGAATAGAGCCTTTAAGGTTTTTTAAGGAAATGCCAAAACGTGAGTACGGAAAGGTCATTTGGCCGAATTCATTAGATCGTGGTTTAGAGCACGCCATCGCGATTATGGATATTGTGAAAAGAGAGATTCCATCTGCGACGCTTGACGTCTATTACGGTATTGAAAACCTTTACAAGTATGGTTTAGCAGATAAAGCCGACATGCTTAAGAAGTTGATGGCCGAAAGACCTTGGATAAATTATGTGGGGAATATTGAACAAAATCATCTTACAAGAGCGTTCGCTCAAAGTTCCGTTTGGTTGTACAGCGCCTCATTCATTGAGACCTACGCAATTACAGCCATTGAAGCTCTTTGTGCAGGCACGTGGCCCGTCGTGCGCCGAATAGGAGCCCTAGAGAACACTCTAGCTGAAGCCGCAAAAAAGGGAATGGCAGATTTAGTTGATATAAACCCGGAAACCCAAGAGGGGCGCGAGTTTTACGCCAAATTAGTTATTGACGCCATTGTAGAAGAAAAGCATAACCGCGTCCGCGTAGATCCCAAACAATTTAGTTGGAAAGGTGTGGCGGAAGAATGGGTAAAGCAAATGAATCTGTAGAAGTTTTAAGAGGTCCGATTGAGGGGTACGATGGCCCTTGGGATTTGAAGATAATGCCCAAAGAAGTGAAGTCCGCATACACCGCTTGGACTAATCAGTGGCAGCGCTGTAATAATCCTAAGCGCTCAGATTATAAATATTACGGCGCCCTAGGGGTTAAGGTTCTTTACTCCAAGAAAGATTTTATTGAATGGTTTTTAAAAGAGTTAAAGAGCTATGCCGGCGATAAGCCTTCTATCGGGCGGATTGACCACAACGGAAATTACTGTTTTGAGAACATTCGAATGGAAAGTTTCACAGACAATCGTCGAGAAAGATGGGTTAGAAGAGGTCCTTGTATCGGAAATGTGGCGCGCCCAGTAGCTCTCCACAGCAAGAAAACGCATGAAATTATAACCGTCTTTGAGAGCGTTAATAAATGTGGAGAATACTTAGGAATTGACTCATCAGTAATCTACAGAAATTGCAAAAGCAAAAATCCGAAGGGAAGCGAAAAGCATTCTTGGTATTATCGCTTTGCAACATGAAGATATTAGATCTCTCCGCCGGAAACCGCGCCATGTGGTTCGATAAAAGCAACCCACTCGCCACCTTTTTAGACAAAAGGCCTGAAGTAAATCCGACTTTCGTGTGTGACACAACGAATATACCGGAAGAAGTTGGTAAGGATTACGACATGGTCGTGTTTGATCCTCCTCATGAAAACGTAGGGGCCAATGGTCGAATGACGAAAAGATATGGGCATTCAACGAGAGCCGAGATCAGGGAAACGATCTACGGGACTGCTAAAGAAGCGCATCGGGTGACAAAAGACAACGCTCTCATGGCTTTTAAGTGGAATGATCATGCCTTTAAACTTGATCATGTGATTGAGTTATTGAGCGAATACTGGACGCCGCTCTTTGGATCTCATATGAGAAACAGGGGCGGAGCCGCAGCGAAAACCCAAAGTTTTTGGGTGTTATTGCTTAGAAAATAGTTCACAATTGAACTGACAACGGATTGTCTTTTTTAAAAATTAAGAACAAGGAGTCAACGGAATGACCCTCGGCGAAATGAAAACTTATGTGGCGAGTCTTGTCGACGACCCACAGATGACCTATTTCACAACTGCTCAGTTAACTCTTTTCTTAAATCATGCTCAAGAAGAGACGCAAAAACTCCTGATCCAATCGGGACAGAATTACTTTTTTAAAACGGTGAATTTTTCAACCGTTGCCAATGGCGCAAGTTACGCACTTCCAAGTGATCATTTAAAAACGAATCGCCTCGAGTATGTTCAAGGAACCGCTCCAAATGATTTCGTGAATGCTCTAAATTCCATCACGCTTAATCAAAAAGATGCGTTCTCATTGTACGCTCAATATTCAGTCGCGTTTTATTTCTACTCGAGAAATGCAATGATCCTTGTCCCAATTCCGCAGCAAGTAAATTCTATGGTTCACACTTACACGTATCGCCTTGCGGATATGACGTTAGACGCAGATATTTCAGAGATTCCTTTAGAGTTTCATAAGTACATGTGTTTCGTTGGGGCGAAGCAGTGTTTTTTAAAAGACCAACGCGATATTTCTTCTCTCAAAGAATACACAGATAAAGTCGAAATGGACCTCAAGCGAGAAGCAGTAGAGCGCGCGCAAGACAGAGCCTCAACCATGGTCATCACAGAAGACTTTGGTGGATGGGGCGGGGGCGTTTACTAAATGTCATATGATAAAATCAAGAGTGAAAATTATGCCAATGTTCGCGGGATCAACCAAAAGGCCTCAGTTTACGCGACTGGTGAGCAGGAGGTCTTAGATCTCATCAACTTTTCGTTTCAAACTCCTGGAGCATGGGACAAGCGCCCTGGTTTTACAAACGCTTCGGCAAGCTTTGCGATTAATGGATTCTCCGGCACTATTTTAGGATTTAATTCTTGGCTCTCTTACAACGGAATTACTTCTTCAAGAGTGAATTTTCAGAACTTTGTTTTTTCGCAGGCTGGAGTTTACACTTATAACCCACAGTTGGGGCACGCTTCTTTGGCTGTTGCTGGTTCTACTTTTTATAATGGCTCTGCAGTTAGCGCAATCGCAGACCTCGACTGGACTAATTACGGCGACTTCATGTTTAACTCTAGATTTAATATAACATCTTCGTCTCTGGGAATTGTTTGGAAGTACGGACAAGTTGGCGGAAAAGGTGGGGGCGCAACCTTTGGCTGGTTCGGCCTTCCTCCTCCTGGATTTTCGGCGGGCTCTATTGGCGTCACACTAGAGCTTGTTCCACCAGGTTCAAGCGGAACTCCAGTTGGCACTTACACTTATTACTTTGGTCTTGCTGATTACATTTCGTATCCGATTGATTTCACGGACCCTATTAAAAAGGAATTGTTCTATGGGCCCATGGCGACTCTTGGCGTGACGGTTACTTTGGCCGCTGCACGAATTGTTGATTTTTATAATATTTCACCTGGATTATTCACGGGCGCCACGATGTATCAGCCGCGGGCTCTTGCTCTTTACCGGGATCAAATTCCAGGATTTCCGAGTGACTATATTGGCCTTGTTGGGACTTCGAGTTCTGGTGGCAACGTTTCTGATCAGTTTAACGCACAAAACACGGGATCTTTCACAACGCCTCAAAGTTGGGGCTATGAAGGGTTATTTCCAATTGATTGGGCTAAAGACGGGGTTGCTCCTGACGGAACTCATTACTTAGAAACGTGGAACAATCGTCTGTGGATGGCGCAAAAATTAACGGGTCGATTGTATTATTCAGAAATTGATGATCCTCAGAGAATTTTAGCCGATAACTATGAGGCTTTTTATACTGCAAATGCGGATTTTACTGGAATCAAGGCTTTTGACGAACAGCTTCTCGTGTTCTTTGAGCGCGGTATCTACAGAGTCACAGGTTATGACAATTGGGATATTCAGCAGATCTCTGACGAGTTTGGATGCATCAACGACAAGACGATTGTTTCTTTCAGAGAGCAAGTCTGGTTCATGGATCAAAACCAAATTATACAGTATGACGGCGCAAACTTTACAAATGTCGGAATGAGAATGAAGGGTTACTTAGATCAAGTAATGATTCCTCAAGCGAAAAACATTGCTTGGAGTTATTTTAATTCAGATAGAAATGAAGTTTGGTTCGGTCTTCCGATTGGTTCTCCGGGAACGCAAGTTAATAGAATTCTTGTTTACGATTATGTCGTAGACGCTTGGACTACATTTGCAACAGTTGAAGTCAACAATAGCTATGTTGGTGGACTTAATTTCTCTGGACAAGCTGGGGTTACGACTTTTTCCGATGTAAATCCTCAGAAAACATTTATGGGAACTTATGACGGGAATGCTGGGCTCAACGGTAATATTCATTATTTTGATTCGACTTTTAAGACCGACTCGATCTTAGCAACGACTGCTTTATCTAGTAGAGGAATTACTTGCAGCTTTGAGTCGAGAAATCACACGGAACTAGGTAAATCTTCAACGGCTGTTTACAGAAGGCTCTATTTAGATACGAATTCTCATGGCGTAACGCTCACCTGCAATATCAGATTCTACGCTGGCTTTGCGACGGCTTCTATTTCAGCCACTCAAAGCATGGTAATGAACGATAACCAAGGGCGCATTGACTTTGGAATTCCAGCTGCCGCTCTCCGCTTTCAAGTATTCTGTAATCCGGGGAACAATGATTTTCAGCTATTTGGTTACACCTTAGAGTCGAGATTCCAGAGACGCACAACGAAAGGACCTCCGCCGTGAAGCTGTGGAGTAGTAATTTCTTTCAAGGCGCTAGAGATGTTCCTGGACTTGTCCAAAGGCTTACGTCTTTTGGCAAGAACCTTGGATTGCTTTTAAAAAATAATGTGACGTTTGAAGACAACATGAAGTGCCAGGTAATAAAGGATTTTTACTTTGAGAACAATACTACCACTTATCAGATAAAGCATAATCTCGGAGTGTTGCCGATTGGGGCTGTTGTTATAAAACAAAATGGATCTGGAAATATGTATTGGCCTGATCCAGTTGGCGAGTGGAATGATAAAAGTATCTTTGTTAGATTCTCGACAACAAATGTAACGGCTACGATTCTAATTATAGGAGCTTAATTATGGGATGGTTTGACGATCCGGTCGGGGAAGCGAAAAAAGAGGCCAGCAAAAAAGGCGTAAGTCTTCCGAATCCAATTGAGCATGCGCAAAACATCAAAGGCAGCATTGAATCTGGAAATTATGGACAAGCGGCGGATACATTTTTAGATCCCACTGGACAGCTTGGCGCCGTCACAAATCCAGCTGGACAGGTCGTAAAAGAAAATAGTGGTTCTGCTAGTTACGCAGATCCGACTCAAGTTTTCCGTGATGATCAACGCGCCAAAGATCGAGAAAAAAGGCTTCAAGAGGAAGCTGATATTGCAGCGGCCTATGCTGAGAGCCAAGCCGCAGGGAACAAGAAATTGTACGATCGTGTTGGAGGAGATCTCGAGAGCCTGAAAGCCGGAAAAGAAGGCATGATCAAAGGATTAATGCAACCGAAGCTCCGCCAAGGTAGAGCAGGCATCGAAGATCGTTTAACTGCACTAAAGTCAGGTTTTGGCTCAAAAGGTAGACTCCATTCTGGAGCCGCGAGAAAAGCTGCAGCCGATGAAAAAACAGCTGGCGCCCAAGGCCTTGCCACTGGAAAATGCCAAACTCGCCACAGGGTTT